ACCAATCAGCTTTTGGCATTTCGCCAAGTTCAATAAGTTCTTTGCCTACAAAATCGCCACTTAATTCTAATCCTGTTTCTTCTTGTATTTGTTCTTCTGTTTGTACGTTTTCTAAATCTACAAACTCCAAAGGCTTTAACGTTCTAAAGAATAAGTTTAAAGATACTCCGTTATATGCAAGTATCTGATCGAAAGCATCTAACAAAAGTTCTTGCATCGGTGCTATAACCATATTTGAAAACAACGCAAACGAGTCTTTTAATTCGTCTGAATTACTGCTAAACCCATTAGACGATGCTATGCCAAACAATAATGGACTCGTTACATTGTGTGCTAACATTATTTTTCTTAAACATTCTTCTGATAAAGTACTATACAAATCTGGTGCGTCATTTACAGGCATAGAATCAACCGTAGTTTTAGATTCTGCGTTGTTGTTAAAAGCTACTATTAACTTTTCGCCACTCATTCCTGTTAATTGGCTTTGTACTTTGTTTTTTATTATTTGTTGTTGGTCTTCACTTGGCACTCCGTTATTGAAGTTCACTACACTTCGGCCACTAAATCCGTTTTCTACTTCGTTAATTAAGTATTCAGAAATATCTTCTTCTAAAACTGCATAAGGAATACCACCAATATAATCTGGAAGTGCATAGTATTTCATTCCTACACTATATGGCTTTATAAAATATATTTCAATATCTTCTTTTGAACATCCAAAGGCAGGTATTCTTTTTGGCTTGTAGTTTTTTAAGTCTGTCCAATCGTCACTATAATAGTAAGCTTCAATTTTGCCATTTTCCGAATTACACTTTTCGGCACGTAATAATTGAACAGGAATATGATGAACTTGTGCTATCTTCTTTCTGCCTTTCGTGTATATGACTTGAACGGCACATTGTCCTAACAACTTTAAATCCGTACATAAGTGCCTAACACAATCTTTATTGAATAGTGCCATCATTTGTGCGTACTCATTAGGCTTTCTTGATGCGTCTGTTGCACTTAAACCTCTTCCGTATACTAAACGTGTGATGTTGTTTATAATCGCGTTGTTAGTAGTGCTATTCGTGTATCTGTCGATTAGATACTGATAGTAGTTATTTTCATCGCCACCAAATAAAACCCAATCTTCGCGTTTGCTTTCTTTGATTACAGGTGCTTCATAGCCACTTAATTCTAATACGTGTATGTTATTACTCATAAATAATAAATTCGTTGTTACTGACGTTTGAAATAAATTCTCCATCATTTACTGAATAGTTTACAACAGGCGTTTGATCCGTTACAAAGATTCTGTCTTTGTGTACTATCGTTGTTCCGTTTTTTAGTTCCAAAGTGTAAAAAGTGTTGTTTACTAAATTGAATAAACCATTAACAAAAGTTGCGTTTATTGTATCGTAGTAATCTCCATTTGCAAAACTTGTTATTGTTATTTCAGTTGTTACGTTTGTAGATTCTCCTGTGATATATAACGTGTCATAAGTTTGGCTTCTTGGTATAAAGCTAAAACTTTGTTCTGTTGCTATCGGTTGTAAAATAATCATATCTACTATAATAACTTTTTTTTAAATATTTTGTTTTTAATTCGTGTTTATGTAAACAAAAAAAGGCACTCCGAAAAGTGCCTCTTTGTTATGAAAGGTATAAGAAAGAATCTTAAGAAGTAACAATAACTGCGTCTGTTGCTCCTGCATCTGCAAAAGCCGTAGCAAGTCCTGCTTCAGTTGTTACATCAATAAAGTTAGCTGGAAGTTCTTCCATAGCCGTAAAGGTCAAAGAATATCCGTTAAAATCTCCAAGTGCTGCACCAGAAGAAATTTCTCCTGCTGAAACATCTGCACCTTGATCAAGACCCATTAAGAAAAATTGGTCTGTCATTGTTCTAACAATTATTCTTGGTCTTCCGTAAGCAAGAAGTTTTACGTTCTTGTGTGTAGCGAAATCTTGTCTTTTTAAAGCAGCTACTAAAGTTTGAGTGAAGAACGTCGTTCCGTTATCTCTACTGCTTTCTATGGCCGTAGTGAAAGAATTCGTTGTACTCTTCAATTCGTATTTGTATAAGCTTAAAGGTGCTGCTGGTTGCCAAGTGTCAATAACGTCTCCGTTTGTAACATCATATACAACATTGTCAGAATCCAAATCGTCGAAATTGGCGAAGTAAATCGCTTTTAATCCACTTACTGAATCTTTACATTGTTCTATACGGCCGTTTGTAATATCACAACTCATTTTTTTAAAGTTTTATGAATAAAAAAAGGCAGGTACTTTTACCTACCTTTCTTTAATCTGATTAATATTATGAATAAACTACACAATCGTTAGCTATTCCTACTTGTGCGCCTGCCGTCATTCTCATAACAACTCTTACGTTGTCAGATCCATCATATAAATGAACTGGAATTACAGAAGCAGCGTTCTGCCAATCGCTTAATAGCGATGTTCCAAAATACAAGTTAGAAGTCTGTGCTGCTACCATTGAATTGTCAGCCAATCCGTTAGCAACGAATACAGGAATACCATCGAAAGAAAGACTTCCGTTAGTGTACCATTGTGTTCCTTTGTTGTCAGTACCATTAGCACCAAGTCCTGCTGCTGCGAATCCTCCGAGTGCGCGCACGTAATTACGGGCGATATTGGAACTGCAGTACAATTTCAAATCCTCACTACCGTAAACTGTTGTAGGTATAGCATCAATTACTTTACCCATTTCGTCTATTACGTTAGCTGCCGTAGAAGCTACTGAAGCAATATCTTGTGCTGCTGGTAAACCTGCTGCGTTTAATAGTGTAACAATACCATCATAAGCATTAGCACCTGCAACACCTGTCCACAATAAAGTTTCATTAGAAGCTGCAACTTTAGAAGCAACATATCCTAATAAGTAATCTTCAAAAGATTTAGGAATATCTGCAAAAGCAGAAGCACCCATCTCAATTGCCGAAAATGTGTCGTGGAATTGGCTTCTACAAAGTTGCAAATTTACTTGCATATCTTTAACAGTTAATACGGTTTCACCCATTGTAACAGTTTGTGTATCGTCGAAGTCACAAGTTGCATCTGTAAAGATTGAAGAAGTATCAATAGTTTGTAATACTGATTTTCCTTTGACGTTTTCAAGAACGGTAACGCCACCGTTTTCAATTGTAGGCGCACTTAAAAGAGCTGCGGAAATGTATTTTCCTGCTGCCATTCCTGCATAAGTGCTACCTGGAAATGTCGGCTGATCTGCCATAATTTTTAGTTTTTAATTATTATTATTTATTTATTTAATTTTTTGAATACTCTGTCAAGAGTAGTTTCTGTTCTGTTTTGTGCGTATAACATTTTTTCTCTTACTTCCTTATTTTCTGGATTGAAAGAAATAGGTTTTACTGCTGGGTCTAACTCTTCCGTAGAAAGTTCCGTTTTTTCGTCTTCAACAACTTCTTCTGTTTCTTCTGTTTCTACTTTAGAAAGGTTTTGAAGTTTTGCTTTAAGTTCTTCGTTTTCTTTTTTCAAAGTTTCGATTTCATTAAAGAAAGTTTCTTTTACGATTGACTCAACTACTTTTTTAACAGGCTTTGCTTCGTCTGCCATCTCTTCTTCTTTTTCGTCGTAGTCTTTTTTAGCTTCTTCTTCAATTACTTCCTCTTCTTCTTCGGCTGCTTCTTCTTTTATTTCTGCAATTAAACCCTCTTCAGTAACAACTAAAATTTTAGAATCGTCCATTTTGTATTCTCCGATAGGAAGTGGAATTCTTTGTTCGTCTTCTGTGATTATAACGACTTCGTTTTCTGGTGCAAATTCATCTGCTTCAATGATTGTTACACCATCTTCTAATTTGCGTTGTTCAAGTTTAACTTCCATTCCTAAAAGTTCTCTTACTTTGTTTAATAAATTCTTTTCACTCATTTTTATACAATATTAGTTTACTTACTATATTAACTTTATTTTAAATTGTTTGTTGCATTTTTGGTTTATATGTTGCCTATTCCTTGATTTCTTATAGTGCCTTTACAACACTTTGTTGAATATGTATTGTCTTCACATAAACAAGCTTT